ACATTCCATTCGCTGACGACCTTGAAATTGCACTCAACATTGCAATTGATGACATCCGATTTGACGACACCATGCGTCGTTGGGTGCTCGAAGCAATGTTCGGCATGGGCGTCTTGAAGGTTGGCCTTGCTCCAAGCGATCAAAAGGAAATCTTCGGATTTACTCACGATCCAGGCCAGCCTTTTGCCGATGTAGTTGATTTCGAAGACTTCGTCTTTGATATCACTGCAAAGCGCTGGGATCAGGTCCAGTTCTGTGGCAACCGTTACGCGCTTCCGCTTGATGCAGTGCGTGACCTCAAGATGTTCAAGGGTGCAAACCTTTCGAAATACGAACGGCGCACATCCAACGAACAAGGTGATGAGAAAGTGTCGAACCTCGTTGACGACGGTGGGTCGTACGGCGAAGAGACATACATGGACCTTGTTGAACTATGGGACATTTGGCTCCCATATGAGAACATCGTTGCTACGTTCCAAGCGGGACCAGATGGCGGCATTGAAACCCGAAACCCAATTCGCGTTGTTGATTGGGAAGGTCCAGAAGGCGGGCCATATCACCTGCTCTCCTTTGGCGATGTTCCAGGTCAAATCATGCCGCTTCCCCCAGCAGCGCTGATGATTGACTTGCATGAACTTGGCAACCGAGTGTTTAGAAAACTCGGAAGGCAAGCAGATCGCCAAAAGACAGTCACGCTTATTGCAAGCGGAAACCAAGAAGATGGTCGCCGGTTGACCGATGCCAACGATGGCGATGCTATTTCTGTAGATCGCCCAGAAGCAACAAAGGAAGTTCGATACGGTGGAGTCGATCAAGCCGCTCTTGCGTTCTTCCAGCAGTTGCGCCAGTTGACTTCGTACTTCGGTGGCAATCTTGAAACTCTTGGCGGACTCAACAACGCAACGAACACTGCTTCGCAAGAGCAGTTGGTGAAGAGCCAAGCGACCATGCGCATTGCAGATATGCAAGAGCGCGCAACAGATGCTGCGACGCGGGTCATCAAGGCAATCGCGTACTACATGTGGACAGATCCAGTCCGCACGTATCGCGTTCCGAAGAAGATCCCTGCATCTGACATGGTGATTATTTCGGACTTGAAGCCAGAGCGTCGCAATGGTGAGTTCCCTGATTACGCCATTGAGATCATTCCGTTCTCAATGCAATCGCGAACGCCAACCGAGCGCATGCAGACTCTTACCCAGATCATGCAGACGTTCATTGTTCCGATGGCGCCGCTCCTTCAGCAGCGTGGTCTTGTTCCAGACATCGAAGGATTCCTCAAGATGTCTGCTGAACTCAGCGGCACTCCTGAAGTTGTCGATCTGGTTACGAAGGTCGAGCCAGAGGAATTGATGCAAGGACCGCCATCGCCACAAGGCGCTGGTGGTGGTCGCCCAGCAAACACAACTAGGAACTATGTTCGCGCAGACCGTGGCCAAGACAGTCTTAGCCAGCAAGACCAAGCAATTGCAAGCATGATGCAGTCAGCGCAATCTCAGCAAGGAGCATAAATGCCGTTCTACATCTACGTAGACAAGCAGACAAACGAGCGAGTGGAACTGATGATGACCATCCAAGAAATGATGCGCAGGCAGCGCACCGATGGTTCCATCTTGCACGAAGGCCGCATTTTGCACCGCAGCATTGCAGCAGAGCACGGTGGGGTTTCTAGTAACCCTGGGAACTGGCCAATGAGGAGTGACGCGGCAGGCGTACACCCGTCGCAGACTGGCGCTGCATACGAAGAGAGTGTCAAACTAGGGGTTCCGACCCGGTTCGATCCGCAAACCGGACAGGCCATCTTTGAATCAAGATCCCATCGTCGGGACTTTTTGAAGGCAAAAGGAATGTTTGATCGTAGCGGAGGCTATGGAGATTGACTACAATGCCTGACAACAAGCAAGAAATTCCTGACGATCCGTTTGACATTCGCGACGAAATCATGGAAATTGATGACGCTTTGAATACAGAAGATGCTCCAGCGGACGCTCTGGAAACCTCTCCTGAATCAGACGGATCAAACTGGCAAAGTGAACTCGTTCGCAAGGCTTCAGAAGCCGGCATGCCGAAAGAGATCATCGCAAAACTGCAAGGCGCAGATGCCGTAAACGACTTAGTGTCGATTATCGCAAACGCCGTTCAAAAGCAGGCGATTATCCCTGAAGAGCCTGAGAAGAAGCCGAAGAACGATTTCGAACTTGAGATTGATGAGGACACGGCGTTTGACCCAGACGCTGCACGTGCCATCAAGAAGATGCATGCTTACTACGAGACAAAGATCCGAGAACTTGAAACCAAGTTTTCCGAGAACTCAAGCAAGCAAGTTTCTGATTCGCTCCCATCGTTTGTCAAAACGCTTGGTGACGAATGGCAACCTGTGTTTGGAACTGACGAAAAGCCCAACACATCAAATCTCAAACGTCTTGAAGAGTCCGTGCAGACAATTCGCGCTGGCTACACGGCTCGACATCGACGCATTCCAGCAGAATCAGAACTTTTGAAAATGGCGCTGAACGCTTCGTTTGGCGACAAGCAAAAGGAAATTGCGCGATCTGAATTCGCAGGGAAAGTTGAAAAGCGATCTAACCAGATCGTTTCTCGACCTGGAACTCGTACTGCATCATCATCTAACCCGCGCATGCGCGCGGCACAGGGAGTTGCAGACTGGTTCAAGAGTCGCGGAATTGATCCGTATTCGACCGCTCAAGAAGACTTCCAATAAACCAAAAAGGACCAAGTCATGCCAATTCTCCAGGCAGATGACATTGCAGATCTCATCACCACGACCCAGCGCAACCTGGGTGAAATGAAGTGGACCGATCTTTCGTACTCCCTCCAAGAGCACATCGCTCTTCCGCAACTCCTCAACAAGAACAAGGTGTCGTTCAATAGCGGCACTGGCATCCAGTGGAACCTCATGGTTGGCACCACTGGCGCTACGAAGGAAACTGGCCTCTACGCCACCGACTCGGTCAACGTGTCGGACGTGATGATTACCGCCAATATCCCTTGGCGTCACATCACGACTTCGTACGCAATTGAGCGTCGCGAAATCGCGATCAACCGCTCCCCGGCACAGATCGTCGATCTTGTGCGTATCCGCCGCCACGACGCAATGGTGGACATGGCGGGCTTCATGGAGACACGCTTCTGGCGTCGTCCCAATGGCTCGACCGACACGTTGTCGATCTACGGCGTTCCGTACTGGATCACGTGGACGGACAACTCCTCCACGAACGCAAACGGCGGCTTTGACGGCGGTAATCCAACCGGATTCTCGGCTGGCGCTGCAAACGTCGATTCCACCGCTTACACCCAATGGAAGAACTGGTGCGCAAAGTACACCAGCGTCACGAAGGATGACCTCATCCAGAAGTGGCGTAAGGCTTCGACCTTCACCAACTTCAAGGCTCCGGTGGCGCAGCCCGACTACCAGAACGGCAACACCTACGGCTACTACACGAATTACAACGTGATTGGCCAATTGGAGCGCGTCCTTGAAACCCAAAACGACAACCTCGGCAACGACGTTGCGTCCAAGGATGGTCGCGTCACCTTCCGTCAAGTCCCAGTGACGTGGTGTCCTCACCTTGAAGGTCGTAGCGGAGATCCCGTTTACGGCATCAACTGGGGCGCGTACCGTCCAGTGTTCCTCTCGGGCGAATACATGCGCGAAGAAGGTCCAACGAAGGCGAGCAATCAGCACACCGTCTTCCAGACCTTCATTGACACCACGATGAACCTTCAGTGCGTCAATCGTCGCGTCAACTTCGTCCTCGCAACCGCATCTCCAGACGTTTCGGCCTAATAGGGCCAGAAAGGCAGTTCAATCATGCCTCAACTCATTACTAAGTACAACTCTGGCCCTCTCGGCGTGTCCGAAGCGGCTGATGCTCTTCTTGATCCCAAAAGCGCATTTCGCTACTTCCTTGATTTCATTGATGATGTCGAGGATGGCCAATACGCTTCCAATGTAGTTGCTGCTTCCGGCGGTACGGCAGCACCAGTTGCATCGGCTCATGGTGGAACGGTTTTGCTGGATACCGTTGGTACCACTGATGGGATGGGAGTTGTTGTTTCATCCCCAGGCGATTTCATTGTTCTTGATGGAAGCAGGACTGTTTACGCAGAAGCCCGCATTTCATACAGCAACATTCTGGCATCTTGGTACTTTGGCTTGACTGCCAATTCCCCAGCAGGTAGTGAATGGGGTACCTCGGCAATCACTCCAGGCTCGGTGACGGCGCTCATTGGCTTTGACGCTGGCACAGATTCGCTTACTGGTGCAACTGCTGGCAAGTCGCTTCAACTTTCGACGTTCGGAACTTCGCACGTCGAATCGCTCGTGCCACTTGACTTCACTCTTGCAGCAGGAACCTTCTACCGCGTAGGAATTTTGGTCCAAGGCTGGACGGTTCAGGCATACGTCAACGGCAAGAAGTACGGTGCTCCGAACAAGATCAATAGCAACAACGCTACAACGATGGGAGTCCAACTCAGTGTTGTGACGCGCGGAACATCCGCCCGCACAATGACTTGCGACTACATCGACGTTGTCTGCACTCGCTGATATAAGAATCCATCGGGTTCTTATGCAACACGACCTGCCACATGGCAGGTCGTGTTGTTTTATTTGGTTGCTTGTGCTGCCAGATGTATGCACTGCGACATGGCGTCAGTGATAGTTTTTGTCCCAAACTGGGCCATAAGGCCCAGCAATATGTCGTAGTCAGACTCTCTGATTCTCACGCTTACGGTCGGTTCTTTCTGTTTCATTCAACTTCTCCCGACTCAAAACCTTCGCGGTCAACCAAGATCTTGGCAAGACGGTCATTGACTTGCTTCAACCGACGCTGGCGAGTGTCCAAGGTTCGGTCGTCGATCTTACGGTTTACGCGGCGCGACAAGTCGGGCTGCTTCATAATCAACTTCATGTTGGTTGGAAGCGGTGCTTCTGGGAACATTTGGTTCCAGTACGCAATTTGCTGGCGGGCTTCAACAAGTTTGCCCGATGCAATCAACGATGCGATGTCGTCAAGGATGTCATCAATCGCCTCCTTCATCGTGATGACCTTGAGGTATTCAAGGCTTTCGAGCGATTCACGGACACTTCGCAAGCCCATCACGGCGCGAACTTGCTCTGCGGTTGTACGGCGGAATTGCAGACGGCCTTGCTTGTCGTACTTATTAGCCTCCTTGTTGATGATGTCAATCCCAGTAGTGAGTTGCTGGAATGCCGGAGAAGACGAAACGATGCCTTGGACAAACTCATCAAAGTTGCTTTGATAAATAGCGTTCTTGTCGGTCATAGACGTGTACACGTCACCAACAGCAGAAAGCGTCGGTCCGGCAAGGAAGCCACCAATCATGTCATACACGGTTCGTCCGTATGGCTTTGGGAACAAGACAATCGAACCAGAGATGTCAACGCCAGCGGCGGCGGGTAGGCCGAAGACAACGACGTTGGCAGCGTTTTCGCCCAACTGCTCGCGAAGGTCTTGGTAGATATCCCATCCTGTTGCATTTTCATCGTCCGAGAAGATGCGGGCAATTGCATCAAGCAGGATGAATACTGGCAACCCCTTCAATCCACCCATGACAAGGAACGATGTGATCCAACGAACCTTGGGGGCAAGTCGAGCAGTGCGGTCAGTAAGTTCTCCTGTGCGCGGATCTCGTTCGTTGAAGATGTTGCGCGCCAAGCCGAACGATGACACCATGAACCGCTTGTACTGCAACAGCGTCGCACGG